ACTCAAAACCGACCAACGGGGTCTCAAATTTAGACCCCGCTCGAAAGTTATCCACAGGGTTATCCACAGGGGCGTGGGCCTCCAGGCCATCATCCAAATGCCCAAAATCAGCCCCCAAATCATCCTCCGTAGCCTCAGAATCGACCCGCGCCGGGGCTTTAGATCGGTCCAACTCCAACGCCAAATCCCATACAACCGGCCTACGGTCATGGCGATAATGCGCAACCAAAGCCTGATCCCCACGCCTAATAAGCCCGTCTGCTTCCAACTCTTTGAGATGTCGAGAGATAGAACCACGACTAAGCCCCGTCTGCTCTATTAGCCGCCGCCATGATGGGAACGCAGCGCGCCCCTCATCATCCGCAAAATTAGCCAATTCCAGCAACGTCCGGAACTTAGCGTTAGGCTCAACAGGCGCCTTATGCATCACCCACAAAATAGCCTGCAAACTCACGTTATAAACCTCCAAAAAAATTAGTCACGCGGCGCCACAACCACCACCACATCAGCGGGGCTATCCACTGAACGGACCAGCCAGCCACACTCATACGAACGCGCCGGGTAAGCGTGAATAAACGCGTGGCAACGGTGGCAAATAGCCAGGCAATTGTCCAGATCATGGGCGCCGCCCTGACTACGCAGCTGCCTATGGTGAATATGCTCCGCCCGCCCCGTGCATCCAGCCCACGGGATCAACACCTCGCACACCCCACCCGCGCGGGCATGAACCGCCTCAGCAACAGCGTGCGGCATACGCCCCGAGCTACTCCCCACGACCAGCAACCGAATACATAGACCGAACAGACGCCCCTATCGACTGCAAAGCCCGCAGCTCCAGTTCCAGGGCTTTAGCGCGCCTGTCAGCGTATTTAAACGCCGCCTCCGCCACGTCACGTGCTTCACGCTCCCCCATAGTCTCCACGCGCGCCGCCTGCTTCCTATCTTCTACCGGGCCGTCAGCTCCAAGGTAGGCGCGGGCGTAAGCTGCCTCAAAGAGGCGATCCGAGTCAAGAAAAGCCCTATAGGCTTCATCCACCACGCCCACGCCTTTAGCGATACGGCTAGACAATGTTCTAATGCTTTGTTCTATATCCACCGGGTTTAGCGGTGCTTGGAACTGTGGCATCTCATCCCCTCAACTTTTCGACTAAATCCGGGTTGCTAGTGATCTTTTCCATAAGCCCACGAATCAACGCCGCCCCCTTAGAACCTTCAACGACCGACAGGTCAAAAGACCCACCTACGGGCGTAATACCAAAGGCTTTAACCCTACCGGGGTTAAGCCTTAGCCGATTGCATTCCTGCAATAGAGCATCCCGGGCTTGTTGAGCCTGATCCACGGGGCCACGCGTAGCCTGATCCCCGGGAACCGTCACATAATCCGCATCCGGGTCGACGTCTTCCGTAGGTAGGCAAAGAGACTGCAGAAGGGCGATACGAAAAGCTACGCTCATAGCCTTAGCCGTAGCCTTATCCGCGTAGTCTCGCGCCTCAGCCGCGACGCGGGCTTCCAGCGGCTCACAACCCACATGTTGAAACCTGTAGGTTACGACAACGCGCGCGTCCGTGATAGCGTTTTTACCCCCCTCGTGCTGAATATAGTCCACAGACTCCAAATGCGGGGTAACCACCACACCATGCTTCCGAAAAGCCGGGGCCGTAGAGTTAACAACAGCATCCACGCCACGAAAAAAGAACCCCTGCTTCTGGTTTTTTTCCCGCTTATGGACAGCCCTTACGTCAGCCATAGCCGCCAACAATGCCTCGGCGGTACTTTCGTGCCTAACCATCCCCTACGCCTCCAATTCGCGCGTCAGATGATTGTTAGAGCAAATAGCCTCCGCCTCACGATTAGCAGACTCTGACGGGCGAACCATCACAACAGGCTCACCACGCCTAACCCCCATGCCCGGGGGAACATCCCCACCCGTACGCGCCGCCGCTACAGTGTCAGCCTTCAACTTTTCCACGTACCAGTTAGCGACCGTATGTTCCAACAGCTCCGGGGCGTGTTCTTTTACCACCTCCATAGCCTTCACGAACATACCGGGGGAGAATACATCCACCAAAGCCTCAGCCGGGGCCAGAGCCTTCACCGTTCCCATATCAGCTACAAACGCGCTAGGCTTAGGGTCTGTTAAGCTCACCGTGCCTAGTTTCTCCCCCTCAGATGTGGCGGCCACTAGCCGCTCCCC